AGTATATTTCAGCGATAGTCTGTGCGGATAGTGAAGAAGAAGCAGTCAAAATACACCCGGGTGGAGATTTTTTTGATACTGGGTGGGAATGGAATGATGATTGGGTGAAAAATCCTAGTCATGTGGAGTGTCAAAAAATTGGAGTAGCTGATGAATCTATAGAAAAAGGTGTTGTTTTGGCTTCGTTTAATGCGGGATAGTATATGAGATAGATAATTTTTTATTCGGTGACCTGAGAGATGAAATCGAAAAGAAACTCATGAATAAAGAAGATGAGGGGTTCACTTTATTTGAATTTAAACTACCGAATTATGACAAAAAGGAGAATGGGAATGAATTGTAATTTTGATAGGACTTATACTGTAAGGCTGAAAGGAAAAGTTAACACTCAAACAGCAGAGAAATTCAGTGAAGAAACACTAAAGAGCGGATTTGACCGATTCCCTCAAGAGTTAACGAAGTTTCTTTTGGATGAGTTGAGCGACAACTTCGATAATTTCACCGTGGAGGTGAAAGCAATATGAAAGCAGAAATTCTTTCATTTGATGAAGTTTTAGACAGTATAAAAAGCGGAAATGTCAAAAATATTTACATTATCGACATTTTGAGTAGATTTGTTCGAAAAGTGTCGGATGTGGAAGTAGAATTTTTAATGCAAGTCAGAGAAGATGGTATTTTTATACACGCTGAGTTGGGCGGTGAGTGATATGGCAATATATTTTATAGAGAGTAAATATAAAGAAATTTTCAAATTAAAGCAAATGCTTGAAAAAGAAAAGATTCCTTTTGACTTTACATGTACAAGTTATCCGGAATCAAATTTTATTCATTATCATTTGGAGTATCCAAACAAATTCGATATGGACGGAAGCCGTATTGTTTCAGTTGTTGAGGGTATCAGTTCTTATGGAATAGAAGTGGACAAGCTGGAAATCATGGGGCTTTTAACGCCAGAGGAAGCAGAACGGGACAGTGTGGCGGGGTGGGTCCCAGCGGGCGGG